TAACTGGGGGAGCTACACGATAAATACTTGTCGAAAACATAGTTTCTGAAATTACTAATATTAACGGGGTATCAACTTAAGAGAACCACTAAAAATTCTACTAGAAGGGAAACTCATGCGAGATGTCTGTAATGTAATAATTTTATTATAATGGGTTTCTGATGACGAAAAAATGGTTGAAAATTTTTGAATTATAAAATGACATCAATTGATCTAATTGGGCTTTCAGATTCCGAGTTGATCGAACTGAGAACTAAAATCAACGAAATTCTTGTTAGCCGAGAAGCGACCGATTGGAAAGTAACTAAAAATTTTGTTGTAAATACCGAATACGGAGGATTTAGTTTATCTGCAGAGGGCCTTGCCCTCTATAATCAATTAAGCGGACATAATGAAAAATCAAGCTATAAAATTCCCAGATATGATCCATACTTAATTGAAGTAGTGAGTACGCTTGGAGATCGTGCAAATGCTTCATGTGCTAAACTGAATATTCAGACTGAAAAACTTTCTCCTGGTGCGATTTGTGTAATTAGAGATTATGATGGCATAGAAAATCTGATTGTAGTGGAGCCCCAACATATTAAGAATTTAGGAGGAGACCTGCTTTATATGGTCTAAAAACGAGATGCCCCGTATAGTGGTTATGGTTCCATATTCAATTCACTTTATTCCCCGAAAGTAATTGGAAAAATTCTTAGGTCAACCAAATAATTATATTATGTTGGTTGACTATGCTTATTATATCGTACTAAGTTTTGTGTTTCTCTTGTTCAGTAGAAACGAAACTATTTCAATGTTTGGAAGCTTTATTTCCAAATACTAAGATACTGATCCTTAAAAATGCGAAGCGGTGCTTTATTTGACTAGATGACGATAACTTCTTAAAAATTGGCGTTTGGATTTTCGATATTGATTAGTTAATCTATCAATTTCAACACCATTTTCGTTTTTGGAATAAATATAAAGGAGTAATAGTTGACTATTTAAATTTGATAAGTTCAAATATGAATTTAAATGTTGATTATAAAGATCCCTGAGACGAGCCATCTCTTTCTCCTTTCTTTGAATGTCACTTTCCGAGTACATCGGACGAATATTATTAATTTTTCCTAGATCCGCTAAAAGTTTCGAGGCTTTATCGTAATCATTAAGTATCTGTTCTATTTTCTTTTGCCGATTTTTTATTAGAGCTTGATTGTTTTCGTAAGTTCGGTGGAACTCATCAATATATGGAAAGGTTCCTTTATAGTAACGAAAATATTTATCTCTGTCTCGTCTTATTTCATTCAAAAAATCACTCTCATAATTTACTTTTCCACCAAATTGTTCAAAATTTGTTATGTGATTCTCCTGTCCCACTAAAAAATAAACTAAAAGAATGATCAAAACGGTAACTATTAAAAAATTACAGGGACCAAATGTTATTTCCATTTTAGTTACTTACTCTTTATACCTATAAGGATTTTTTTTTGACAAGAATTTTTTATTAATAACAGAGTCTCTCAAATGGAACAAACAAATTCACCCTTCAATGTTTCCAAAATTTTAGATAAGTTTTGCGAAAATGATTCTTTTGATGGTTTTGATACTGAAGAATCGAAAGAGACTGCGATTCGTGATATTAAAGTCAACCAGACTTGGGTTGATCGAGCTAAAGATTTCGTCAGTGTGTTTTTCGTTAATGTCGAGACTGATGATGTTGATCGCCAGTTCAGGACTTCTGAATTTACTGACTTTAACGATTTTTTAACGTTAAATGGTCTTCATTTTATGGAAAGTCACTATATTATGGCTAAAACAAAACACCAAATCATAAAATCGGAGATTGTTGAGAAATGTTATGAAAAGGCACATACCGAACTAACAATTAAAGATTTTTGTCTTGGTGAAGATATTGTTTGTCTAAAAAATAGTTACGTAAGAGTAACAACTCAGTATCCCAAATCCAAATTATTAGAGATTTTATTTGGTCTGGAATTTGCGAGCATGGCTGATAACGAAGGATATCTGACTGCTGATCTTTTGGATCAACTGTTTCAATCAAAACCAGTGAGCCTAAAAATCATGTTAGCTTGTTATTTAGCAGGAATAGGAAACTTATTGACAAGTGATGGTCGAATAATAACATATTCTCAACAGGGAACCCTAAGTTTGCCTAGTTATCCAATTGGTTTAGTGGTTGATAAAAATTTCTTTAAGGTATTAGAAGAGTGGACGGGCATGACACTGGATTATTTAGCTACAGGTGGTTCCTCAAATTAGACCTATCACGTCAATAGCAAAACCACCGACAATAAAAATTGCCATTACTAATACTAAGCTAGTTATTAATTTATTACCAACCAATAAAGGACCCAAATATGGAAGTTGACCAAGATAGTAGATCATCGGAGTGTTTGCAACTAGAAAAAATGATATGGCAGCTAAAACAGGTCCTACTAAAAATTCAGCGAAACTAAATTCTCCTATGACAGGAGCTATTTCATCATCATGACTTTGATGACGATAAACTGCATTATTAGTATGATCGGCTCCATCAGCATCTAATTGTTTAGCCGTTTGAAATTGATATTCTCCTGAATCATACTCTTTATTTGGAGTCTGTGCAGTTCCACCAGAATTAATTTCTGGAGTCTGAATTTGATCGTCAGGAGTTTGTAAAATTTCCTTTATAATTAGGGGAATTAGTTGACGATCTTTTAAAATTTCCTCCAACATACCTTCATTATTTAATATTTCATTGATTTTGACCATGTTACTCTCATTACTATTAATAAGATTGGCCAATTCTGGATCTCTTTGGATAATAGAGATTAACTCTTCTCTCATATTTGTGGCGTGATGACGATCGTGATCATGAGTTGTCATAGTTTGTCCAGCAAACTGTTGCTTCTCCTCGTTAAAAGTACCATTATCACGCTCCATCTCGTTCATAATAGTATTTACTAGATTTCCCTCTGCGGTTCCAGACATTGAAAGAAATGGATATGGGCTAGGTTTATATTTAAAGTAACATTAGTTTACTCTTAAATATAAACGTATTTCTACAATTCTTTATTTTTTCTGAGCTGCGGATACAGGACAAAAAGTAATTTTAGGTTCATATTGATAATACTTATTGTTTTGTGGATCATGGAAAATCATTTTCTTAACATTATTGGAATTTGGACCATGAAATCTTTCTATTTGATAAGTTTTTTGCATAATCAAACTACCAATATAAAGTCCTAATATTATGGTTAAAATATTAAATAATTCATCATACATTACTATACTAAGAAGTAAAATATGTATAAAGACTATGTACAGTATTAAACGGATTCAAATAATAACTGACACCCTGTTCCGGGATATCATGTGTTTGTGTATCTTGTACTTGTATATCATCTAAACATTCAAAGTCTGTTTCTGCTTTGATATTAGGTGTGACTTTATCAGATTGCGTAACTAAAGTATCTTTATTTTCTATAGTACTTGACCTAACTTCATTCGTTACATTACTTGTGTGACCAAAAATAGTTTTCTCAACTAGAGTTGGACTTAGACTTAGTTCTCCCTCCTCTGAAGTTGGAGGGTCAAATTTATTAATATCGATATTATTCATTATTTCAGGTTTCGATTGATACCTTTTATTTGAAATCATACTTTCATCTAACAGATCATTTATAGTATTTTCGATTGGTGTCGGGACATAATATTTTGGACTTGAAATCGGCGAATTCAAATTAAATAGATTGGGAAATATGGGAGATAATGGAGAATTACACGACATAACAGAAGAATTGGCATATGATGAAGGTACGGAAGATGCCGAAGGTATAAAGGGAAATTGTTCAAGTGGATTCATACCTACCTTATACAAGACAGTCCGAATATTAAAATCGTCAAAAATTGATAATACTTGTCCAGACTCTATTTGATGTTTTTTAACCAAAGAAAAAGGTAAACTTGCAACTTTAAATGGCTTGCTGTCAAGCGTTTGTTCTAATATTACAAATTTTGGTAATAGCGATTTTTCTTGCGCACTAGAGACTGAACTTGACTGCTTGAAGGTTTTAGGTAAAACAAAATCAAATAGTTTGTTTGCGACCGCCTGTTGAGTGGCTAAATTAATAGGAATATTTCTTATTTCGTTGTTATAAGATGAACTTGCTATCTTTTCTTCGAGTTCATAAACAATTTTGTTTAAACTCGTTACTGCACGAGGAAATGATTTATATAACAAGTGATTATCAAGATCCATTTCTAATAGCTCTCGTTCGGTTAAATTAATATGAAGTGCTTGACAATGTCTTATTTCAGTAAATTTAAGACCAAACACATAAATGTTAGAACGAATAAAAAAATCGCTGATCAAATCGATCAGAGCTTCTTTATCATACATAACTAAACGAAAACTTGTCACAGAGTGATGATCCAAAGAAAGATTTTGGTTCGTTCTAGATCTTTGGAATCTATTTCGAGATTTCAAACTAAGATCAAAAACTTCACCGTCAACAATGTAAAAGTCGAAACGCTGATTTTTAGAATTAGTTCTAACACTAATCATATCTTTTTGATACATCCTCCTTCCACTTATATTAGTAAAATATATATTATTGTTATGATCTTTAGGCTAATTTCTATTCTTAAGAATTCTAGAAATAAAGTTCTAAACTTTTGGATATATTACCATAAAGTATAATATATTGTGAAAGCTTATAATATAGTAATTATCGATTATATCCATCAAAGTAAAGTTAAAGAATAACAGATAATTAACAGCCACCACCGCAACCTCCACCACCACCTCCACCTCCACCTCCACCTCCGCAACCACCACCACCTCCACCACCTCCACCACCACCACCTCCACCTCCACCTCCACCTCCACCTCCACCTCCACCTCCACCTCCACAAGCTCCACTAGATGATGCGATAGCGGCGCCGGTCATTACAGGAAACATATTACTAGTATAATTAGAAGATATCCGTTTAGATCGAGATGATTTTCTTGCAGAGGACTGACCAGGAGTGGTTACTCCTGGATAATATGACGATGAAGATGACTTTTCTTTTGGATGACAACTTCCCATTTTCACTTGAATGTAATACTAATATTTTCTACTAAAAATAAGAAAAAACTGATTTTTTTTTCGTTTTATGAAAAGAAATGGATGAACTTGAAGTTTTGCGCCAACAAATAAATCTACCACAATTAACCCAAAATCTCTCTAAATATCTGGACTTTTTACAAATAGTACAGACTCACGATAATTATAATAAACAATGGACCAGCCGGATGGTAAAGACGGGGACAGAACTATTTTCGTTGCCTGCATGGGAATCCGAAAGAGGGAATTTGACACATGAATGGATAGAAAATAGCCTTCAACAATATACTAAGTGGTTTTTATCTTTTAAAGATAAAGATGAAGTCTCAGATGTAATTATTACTAGTTCAAATAGTTTTGCTATCTATTTCATGTGGCAAACTCATCTTTTACATCCAATTGATTATGCACATGATTGTCATAAAATATTGGGTAAATTGCTAGTTCCAAAACAATTTCAGTTTCAAAACGAAGATCAAGATCAAGATCTTGTATCAAATTTCGAATTTTTGGACGAGAATAAACCACTTAGTATAAAACAAAAAGAGCAGTTCAAAATTGAGCCTGGATTTGCTGTTAAAGATTATGAAGTAACATATAAACATAGTAGTAAATCTCTACTGACAAAATTGATGGAAAAATGTTTTGGACCATATGTTATTGATAATTCAAATTACAAATGCTATAAAGAATTATTTTCAGTACGTGATTTTTCGGGATCAGCTTGGAAACAAATTGTTTTCTCGCGTAAGATTTTGGGTCGACGAAACATTGCTGAAATTCGTCACCAATTTGTCCAAAAAACTATGGTCCAACGTTATTTACAGTTTCTTTTGTTGATTAAAAAGTTCATCGGCGAAGGTAAACTTTTTACACCAACACTTGATATCGATCTAGTTTGGCACGCCCATCAACTTAATCCACAATGTTATGGAAACGATTGTCGATGGCTTGTCGGCCAGTTAATCAATCATGATGATAATCCACCGAGTGATCAAATGTCTATAGGAAATAATTTTACTTGTGATAAGTGGTATCAAACTTACGGTAAAAGAATTATGATTAAGCATTTTTTAGATCAAAGTGTTATATGTCAACATTCAAACAGTCCTCATTATCAAGGAGGGTTCTTTAATTTTTCGGCTTGTGGTACTTTTGACTATTATAATGACCCATGCGAATGTGCCTGAGTTTTATTACAAGTTACATACAATGGTAGACCATTCATTACTCTAATCGTCGGTGTTTGGGCTATTTCTAGCTTATATCCTTTGGGTAATTGGAATTGGTAATCACTCATAAGTATTCGAGTAAGAACTATTCCGATTTCCATAAGACCTAGGTATCTACCGAGACATGGTTTCTTTCCTCCTCCAAATGCCCAGAAGTGTTCACTCATTCTTGAGTCACAACGCTCCCATCTTTCCGGTCTGAACTTTAGGGGATCGCGAAAAACATTCTTGTCTAAATGAGGACTAAGAATATCCGGTAAAATATGTGTCCCCTTTGATACACCAAAACCAAAAGGACAACCATTATTCGTAGTAACCCTTGGCATGTTAAGTACAGGTGGGTATAGTCTAAGGGTTTCTCGGATGAAATTCCAGAGATATGGTCTTTGGAAAATGAGAAACGGTTCTTTTTCTCTTTCAAAACACTCTTTCCTAAGAGATTCCAGATACTTAGGATGTTTAGCCAAATGATAGGTAGTTAAAGTTAGAGTACCTGCTACAGTTTCGAACCCTGCAACCAAAAAACTCCATAGATTATGAATAATTTCATAATGAGAAAACTCAGTCTCGGTATTAAGTACCCTATTATATTCGGTTGTCTGTTCCATTAAATAATCAAGTAAGCAATTACATTTAGTTTCCTCATTTTGTTCAGCTTGTTTTTGCTCATAATTAAAAACGGATGGTTCCAATTGACAACGCATTTCATCGAATTTTTCATGTATTAACATGATTTCACGACCATTTGGGCTAGGTAATCGTAGCAAGTCCCAAAACTCTAGGAATTGCTTTTGAAAATTGGGGTGACCTATCAGAAATTCTTTACCAAGAACCAGTTCAATAATAAGATCAGCTGACAAATAACTATAAGATTTTGCAAAATCGATAGTGTCAGTATCTCTTTTCTGAATTTGATTTGCTATCCATTGACAAAAGTGCTGGGCATGTAAATTTATAATATTTCGTGAAGAATTAGCTACAAAATAACCAAAAATCTTAGTTAGTATTTCTCTCTGTCTGGTCATCTCCGCTCCATTTGCTGAGGTACAGCTTTCGCGGTGCATAATTTGATAGATACCATGACTTTTTGGCTTGGGAAAAGATTCATTGTCACTCATAATTTGCTTGATCATGTTATTATCTGTGACAACCAGACTAGTAAAGAGTTGCGATACTGGACCTGTACCCGAAATAATTGCAAAAATTGGATAGCGTCGCCATTTCAATCTGATTCGGTGAATCTGATGATTAATACAGTGCATCCAGTTGTCTCGTGATCGATATCCAAAACTGAATAATCCTAATGTTGACCAAGAGAAATCAGTTGGATAAGGTACCTTGAATCGGTATATTAAAGAACGAATGTAAATTTCCCTAATAATAAGATAAATAACCAGAAATAAGGAAAAACAAAATGAAATAAGGAAAAACAACATTTCGAATATTTAAATGAAACTCTTGAGATAAAGATAAGATTTAAGAAAAATTGAAAAATTTTCTTCAAATTATACTCAAATTTCATTTATCTTTATGCCAGCCAAAAGAAACCCTAAGAATACCCAATCCAATGAAATAATTTCCGAAACTCCTATTCCCAATAATATTGTGCCTGTTATATCTGTTATCACACCTGTAAAAAGAACACCAGTGTCTACTAGATCAACTCCAACAACAAAGGCAACCGGAGGACGTAGAAAACCTCGTAAAACTCCTGTTAGTGTACAATCTAATGATATTATAGATGACGAAATTATAGATGATATTATACCAGAAACTTCGACCGCAATAACTGTTACGACTGGTAAGACTAGAACAAGCAGAGCGACTAGAGTGACAAATACCACCGAATCTAGCGAACTAAGTAAGTTTCAGTTATTAGATTTGCGGCAACATGCAAAGGTTCGCCCTGATATGTATGTAGGGA